AACATGGTAAAGAGTATGTTTAAGATGCCTGATGATAATGCATTTGATATGCTGTATGAAAACCTCAAGCACCAAGAGACTATATCTTTCTGGTCTACGTCATTCATACGTGGTACTACACTAGACAATGCTATTGTATTGGTTGATGAGTCACAGAACTTGAACTTCCATGAGTTAGATAGTATAATAACTAGGGTAGGACAAGACTCTAGGATTATATTTGCAGGTGATGTCTTCCAGACTGATTTGATAAGACAGAATGAGAAGAATGGTATCCTAGATTTCCAACGTATCCTTGAGGATATGAAGGAGTTCTCCACCGTTGAGTTTGGTGTCGAGGATATCATTAGGTCAGGTCTAGTTAAGTCTTATCTCATTAGTAAAATTAATACAGGTCAAACCGAATGAATACTTTAGAACTTTTTCCCGTAAAATTATTTACATTTGATTGGGATGGTGATCTTGATGATATCTTAGAGAGATGTATAGTAAATCAAAAAGATCTTCGTGGTTCTTTTGCTGCTACAGAACCTAGAGAGCTATCACAATCAGATCCAGATGCATTACCAAAATTATTCCCTGAGCTATCAGAATTTATACATGATTGTTTAGATCAGGTGAGAGAATATCATAACTTACAGTGTGATGAGCTTAAGGTTGCATCTTCTTGGGTTAACAGGTATAGAAATCGTGCTTTACTACCTTGGCATTTACATCCTATGAGTGCCTTTAGTGGTACATTTCCTATTAATGATTCAGGTCTCTTATCTTTTAAAGATCCTGTTCAGTTTAGAATGTTTGAGTCTACCATGCCTTTATGTGATGATCCCAAACAGATTGATGTTGAGACTAAGCCTGGACAATTAATTATATTTCCTTGGTGGATGGAACATGGAGCAGTCAACCTAGATCAGTCTGATAGATGGTCAATATCATTTAACGCTATGGCGAGTGGTAATATTAATATGGCTTCAATAAAACCTTTGCAAGATAATGTTCCACAGAATGTGTTAGATCAACTTCCATATGTTCCAAACTTATCTTCTGCTAGAGTAGATATCGCAACAAATCCAAATGAATTTTGCACAGAGAGAAAAGTAGACTCTCCTTCAGCAAAGATAACAACATGACTTTCATACATCTAGAGGACATAACTCCTATTGAGATGGAGGCAAAGACTGATGAGGATTCTGGTAAGAGAGTGTATCTTACACCAGAAGGTGAGAAGTATGCTTCTGTTACTACTGTGATAGGTAGTAATCCTGCTAAGATGAAAGGTATAATGAAGTGGAGGAAGCGTGTAGGTGAGGATAAAGCTAACGCTATATCTAAGAGATCTACAAGTCGTGGTACTAAGTACCACTCCATAGTTGAGGACTACATTAATAATGTTTTAGACCTTGATGATTATAAAAAGTTTCCGCTACCTGTAGTGATGTTCCATCATTCTAGGGCAAGCTTAGACCGCATAAATAAAATATACTTACAAGAAGCCGCTCTGTATTCAGACACATTAAAGTTAGCAGGGCGTGTTGACTGTATAGCAGAATTTGATGGGGAACTATCAATTATAGATTTTAAAACATCTGCTGAACCAAAAAAGGTACAGTATCTTTATGATTATTTCGTTCAGGAGTGTGCGTATGCATGTATGCTCAAGGAAAGATATGATCTTAATGTTAAGCAGTTAGTAACTATAGTTGCTTGCGAAAACGGAGACACACAAGTTGAGGTTCGTCCTTTAAAGAGGGAGTACTTAACTACTCTTCTCAAATACATAGACGAATACAATAATACACATGGAAAAAAGCAAACTATTAGAGGATAAATTTATGACTGCGGCTAAGTTTTCGCAGGAAGTTGAAAGAATAGTCTTTGATAATATAGACATGAACTATATTGATGCTATTATACACTACTGTGATGAGAATGAGATTGAATTGGAGACAGTTCCTAAACTTATTTCTAAACCATTGAAAGAAAAGTTAAAGTTTGATGCACAACAGTTGAACTTTATTAAACGTACATCTAGAGCAAAACTAATGTTAGTATGACCAGCGAGTTTTTTAAATCCGAATTAGTTAGAGGAGAGATACAGGAGATGATGGAGATGCAACAGCTCCTCATGAAGTATGCTATAAGCTTTCCTGTTCTTACTAAAGAGAAGAAGGATGAGTATCTAGTTATACTAGAAAGACTTCTTGAGATGCAAGAGATCATGTATAACAGGATGAAGTTGAGTGATGATGAAGATGCTCGTGCTGTTATAGAGAACATGAAACAGGGTGTTATTCTGATGGGTGTTGATGAGAATCTTACTGTACCTCAGATGTTCAAGCAGTTACGAGAACGAATTGATATTATGCTGGAAGAAACACAGAAAGAGGGTTGACAAGACCCTTTTTTCATGCTATAAATAGTATATCGGGTTCGCTACCTGATACGGGAGTGACTGAATAAGCTTGCTGGCATAAGGCTAGTTAAGGTGATGAGACACAGGTGGTGCTGCTGCTCGCAAGAGTAGAACCGACCTACCAGTCGGGTCTCAGATAGTACAGTAAAAATCTACTAATGTAGCAATGCCCTGTACTTGTTGGTACACATTAATCCAACCTCCCACCAAAAACACAATCCAATTAAATCTAAAACAATCTATGACGTTCGCAGATCTAAAACGAAAATCTCAGGCAAATTTTGATTTTCTCCAGAAAGAGATAGAGAAGACCACCCAAACAGGTGGAGGTAAAGACGAGAGGTTCTGGAGACCAGAGTTAGATAATACAGGTAATGGTTACGCTGTTATCAGATTTCTTCCACCCCCAGAAGGTGAAGACCTTCCTTGGGCAAAGTTATATTCACATGCTTTCCAAGGTCCTGGTGGTTGGTACATCGAAAACAGTTTAACAACACAAAACAAGAAAGATCCTGTTGGTGAAGTTAATCGTAAGTTGTGGAACAGTGGTCACGAATCAGACAAGGACATTGCTCGTAAGCAGAAGCGTAAGCTTACCTACTATACGAACATTGTTGTTGTTAAAGATCCTAAGAACCCTGAAAATGAAGGTAAGGTATTCTTATACAAGTTCGGTAAGAAGATTTTCGACAAGGTAATGGCGGCAATGCAGCCAGAGTTTCAAGACGAGACTCCTGTAAATGTGTTTGACTTCTGGGAAGGAGCAAACTTTAAGTTGAAGATTAAGACTGTTGCTGGTTTCTGGAACTATGATAGTTCCGAGTTCGATGCTGTTAGTGCTCTAAGTGCTGATGATGCTGAACTAGAAGCCACATATAAGCAACAACATAGTTTAGCAGCATTTACTGCTGAAGATCAGTTCAAAACATATGAGGAACTAGAGACTCGTTTAAACGCAGTACTCAATAGTTCACCTGCACCTGCTGCTTTCAGAGCACAGGCAGAAGAAGAGTTTGAACCAGTGCCTGTTGAGAAGGTAGCAGCATCTGCTGCACCTAAGTTCAACACTAAGGCTAAAAGTACAAGTGATGATGACGCACTGAGTTACTTTGCTAGTTTAGCAGAGGAAGACTAGGTGGGGAAAATGACTTTCTAGTTCTGGCAATTCGGGAAAAAAATCCCCGACCATTTTTACTCAAAAAAGTCGAGCTAGACTAGAGTCCTTTTTAATTTGTTATTAACGTAAGCAGAGCACTTCTTGTAGGTGCTCTGCTTTTTTAGGTCTTGTACGAAATCTTGTAAATACTTCCCTTTGAGTATGTAGATTTCTCTCTTAGCTTCATTTATTCTGGTTTCATCTTCAAATACCGAAACACCTCTAGATATGGTATTTCCAGCAACAGTGATAGTTGCGTTATTTGCGTCTTGAGAGTTATATTGGAAATTGCCGTCATAGAAGGTTTTATCGACTTTTTGCCCTTTTTTCAAAAATATCGTTCCTGCATCATTTTTAACATCTTCACTAATTTCGTAATATCTGATATCGCTGTATATTTGACTTCCATACGTTTCTTCTGCCCAAACTCGTAGAGCATTTTCTGATAAAGGCCAGTCAGTATAAGTATTTGTTATATTATTGGATATAGCAATAACCCAATCATACCAAGGAGCTCCATAAATCCC